TACGCCGCCGCCAACGCCGCCTACGCCAACTACGCCGCCGCCAACGCCGCCTACGCCAACTACGCCGCCGCCAACGCCGCCTACGCCGCCTACGCCGCCCACGCCAACGCCGCCGCCCACGCCAACGCCGCCGCCCAACAAAAGGCGCTCAACCGTTGTGCGCGCGTCGTTAGGCGCTTCCTCCCCTGGGCGCCGACGCACGCGGCGGCCATGCTGCTCGCGTCGGGGTGCCCCGAGTGAGCGTCGCAGACGAGGGCGCTCGGCGGCTCCTTGGCCTACAGCCGATCGACCGCGATGGCTGGCCGCCGGGGCCCTGGGACGACGAGGGCGACTACTACGCCTGGGAGCACGCTGGCCTGCTGTGCCTCATTAGCCGGATTGACTTCGGCCCGCTCTGCGGCTACGCCGGCGTCGCGCGCGGGTCGCCGCTGCACGGGCTCGGCTACGACGCGCCCGCCCTCGAAGAGGTCTCGGCCCACGGTGGGCTGACGTTCGCCGGCCGGCGCGAGGACCACGGCGGCGGCGGCCGGTGGTTCTTCGGTTTCGACTGCTGCCACGGCGGGGATGAGCAGCCGAAGAACAGCGACACCCGGTTCGCCGTCCGCGGGCACGAGCCGGTCTACCGCACCGTCGGGTACGTCCGCGCCGAGACGCGCAGGCTGGCCGAGCAGCTGTCCACGCTGGAGGCGAAGCTATGTGGCTGACGGTCGGCAACCTGAACACTAAGGCGTCCAACTTCGCCTCCGACGAGGAGGAGCGCTGGCTGGCCGAGTACCTCAGCATCCCGGACGCGCGGGCGCGCTTCATCAAGGGCATGCGCGGCGACGGCCGGATTCACATGTACAACCGGTTCTCGCGCGCGTTCCCGACGGGATTCGCGCCGATGGTGTGCGAGGGCGCCGCGCGCGAGGGGTTTGCCGTAGAGGTCGTCGACCGCCGGCAGCGCCCCTGCGAGCCGGACCCGAAGGCCGACCTGTCTTGGCTGCGCGACTACCAGCGCGATGCCGTCGGCGCCTGCCTGTCCAAGGCGCGCGGCATCGTCCACGCGCCGACGGGCGCCGGCAAGGGCACGATGATCGCCGGGCTGGCCCAGGCGCTGCCGTGCCGGTGGCTGTTCCTCGTCCACCGCAACACGCTCGTCCAGCAGCAGGCTGAGCGCATCGAGGCGCAGGCCGGCGTGCCGTGCGCCCGCGTGGGCGAGGGGCGCTGGGAGGGGTTCGACGGCGGGAAGCGTGTCGTATGCGCCAGCTTCCAGACGCTCCACGCCCGGCTGCGCAGCCCGGAGGCGGCCGCGCTGTTGGGCGCCGCCGAGGCCCCGCCATAGACGAGGTGCACTCGCTGCCGGCAGAGAGCTACCTGCGCGTGTCCCAGGCGACCCCGAACGCCTACTGGCGCTTCGGCTTCAGCGGCACGCCGCTGGCGCGCGGCGACCGGCGCAGCGTCCTCGCCATAGGGGCGCTCGGCCGCGTGGTCTACCGGGTCAAGCCGGACGTCCTGATCGAGGCGGGCGTGCTCGCCCGGCCGCGGATCCGGATGGTGCCGATCCTGCAGCTGTCCGCCCGGCCGACGTGGCAGGGCGTCTACGGCGAGCTGGTGGTGCGCTCGCGCCAGCGCAACGCCGCCGTGGTCGCCGCCGTGCGGGCGGCTGACAAGCCGTGCCTGGTGTTCGTCCGGGAGCTGGCCCACGGCAGGGTGCTGGAGAAGGCGCTGGCCAAGGCCGGGGTGTCCGCCTCGTTCGTCTCCGGGCAGCACTCGACCGAGTGGCGCCGCAGCCACGTCCGGCGCTTGGAGCGCGGGCACTTCGACGCGCTGGTCTCGACCGTCGTGTTCCAGGAGGGGGTCGACATCCCCGACCTGCGCTCCGTCGTCGTCGCGTGCGGTGGGGCGTCCGTGATCGCGGCGCTGCAGCGGATCGGCCGGGCCATGCGCGTCGCCCCGGGGAAGGACTCCTGCGAGGTCGTGGACTTCAAGGACCTCGGGCACCCGTGGATGGAGCGCCACTCCAGGGCGCGCCTGGCCGCGTACGTGAAGGAGGGGCACGAGGTCGTGGAGGCCGAACCGGCGGTCGGGTCGGCCGCGTGAAACTTTTTCTGAAAAAAGTTCACCCCGCGGGCTATATGTGAGGTAATAGGGATCCGGTTCGCAGCGTTCGCGGCGCTACGGCCGGTTTAACAGGCACTGATCGGCACACCTCCGGGTCAGCACCGGGGGCGCGGACTGGGGAAAGCTGGGGGCGGTTCCTTCCGCCGATCATCCTGGCCCTCCCTGGCCCGCGACCCAGGACGCGCCCTCGGTAGTGCCCCGGAGGGTTCCGTTTTGTCAGCACGACAAGAACCGGAAGACTTGCCCGAGCTGGCGCGCGGCCACTGCAGGGACTGCGGCGGCCCGGTCTACTGGCTCGTCACGCGCAACGACCGGCTGATACCGGTCGAGCCCAGCACCGTACAGGACGTCGACGACCTGGCCAGCGCCCCGAGCCCCAACCGGGAAGGCCAGATGCTGTACGTGTTCGCGTTCGCGCGCGGCCACCGCGCGCACTTCGACTACTGCCCCGCGTACGAGGAAGAGCCGGCCACGCCTCCCCCGCCCCGGCAGCCGCCCGACGACCTGTTCACGCGCCGCGCCGGGGCGTCGCCGGCCCACCTGTACGCGGAGCTGCACCTCCTGCCCGGTGCCCCCGGGGAGGTGGTGCGGGCCGCCTACCGAGCGCTGTGCATGATCCACCACCCCGACCGCAACGGCGGGGAAGGCAACGACAAGCTGCAGCGCCTCAACGTCGCGTACGAAAAGATAATGGAGTCGCTATGATCGCCAGCGCTTTCAGGCCCGCGGCCTTCAAGTCCGCGCCCCAGCACTGGGGTTGGGCCAAGGGGCTCACCCGTATACCGACGGCCGCCCTGCGGCACCTGCCCCCGCTGTCCCTGGAGCTTGCGTCCCTGCTCGGCGACCACGAGGGGCCGAAGAGGAGCGAGGGGTGGCGCCGTGTCTTCTACCAGGACGTGTGCCTTAAGACCGGGCTTAGCCGCAAGCAGGTGCAGCGGCGGCTGCGCGCCATGCGCGAGGTGGGCCTGATAGAGACCCGCGCCCAGCCGTACCGGTGGGGCGTGGTCTACGAGCTTTCCAGCGCCCAGGTGCTCAACGGCGGGACCGGCACGGCCGTGTACGTGCGGCAGGTCGCGTCCATAATGCCGGCCTGGGGCGAGGTGGTCGTTTACGGCACGAAGGAGCATCGCGTGAGCCTGGAAAAGCGCCCGAAAAGAGGACGGCCGAAGAAGGAAAAAGCGTCCTCTGATGAGCCTTCCGAGGCCCCAAAAGGACGTCGAAAAGAGGGAAATTCCGTCCGCCATAGTTATACCGTTAACGGTAACGTTGATCCCCTTGCTTCTGGTTCCCCTTCGGGGAACAGCGGGCCCCAAGACGGCCCGCCGGCTCCCGCCGGGGTCGGATCAAGATCCAGATCGGAAGGCGAGCCCGACCTAGCCCGGCTGGACGGCATCCTGGCCGGCCAACCAAAGCCAGCCCCGGCCGGCCCGCGCCCGAACGTCCCCGACCTAGACCGCCCCCGGAAGGTCGACTCCGAGGGCACCTACGACCTCATCCCCGAGCACGCCCCGCCCGGCATCCGGGTGCGCATGCTGGTCGACGGCTACAACGCCGCCGCCCGCGCCGTCCTCGGCCCCGGGGCGCCGGTCGCCTTCGCCAGGGGGGACGTCGCCAGGTCCAAGCACTACCCGGCCCTGCTCAAGGCCGCCGACGCCATGTGCGAGCACTCGATCGCCCCCCAGGGGTGGGCCGAGTGGCGCCTGTCGTGGGCCAAGTCCAAGGGCATCAAGATGGGGCCGGCCCGCGTGTTCCAGGCCGGCGCGGTCGAGAAGCGGCGCGGCATGTACCGCCGCGAGGTCGGGATGCAGTGGGGGTGGCAGTACGCCCCCGAGCAGTGGCACTTCGAGCAGCTGTTCCGCGCCCGGGAGGCGGTCGCCCGCTGGCAGGCCGGCACCCCGGCCGGCGCGGCGTGCCCGATCGCGGCCGAGCCCTGGTACCACGAGATGCGCCGCGGGGAGTTGCGCCGCGGCATCAGCGACCCGCTCTACAACTGGCCGACCCCCCACGGGCCGCGCCGCCGCCGGAAGGCGGTGCCGTAGTGGCCGACCTCCGCCGGTACCCCTTCGTCCAGATGTTCGAGGCCGGGCTCGCCCTGGCCTGCGCCACGATGCCCCGCGTCTACTCGTCCGTCGGCCGCGCGCTCGACCCCGACCGCATGCCGACCCAGGCCGGCCAGCTGGTGGTCAAGGCCGCCCAGGCCGTGGCGCGCGACCACGGGTCGCCGCCGTCGTCCTTGGCCGTCGTGCTCCAGCGCATGCGCGTGATGGTCGAGGTGGACGGCAAGGTCACCTACGAGCAGTTCAAGGCCGCCGAGGAGCTGCTCCAGGCGGCGTCCGACGTCGACGCGGCCGACGATCCCGACGCGCTCATCGCCGAGGCCGCCCCGGTCGTGCAGCGGTTCGCGCAGCAGGAGGCGGTCGAGAAGACGATCAGCGACTTCGGCAAGGGCGTCCCCGCCGATCGGGCGGCCGAGCGCTTCGAGGCCGTGGCCGCCATCGGCGAGGCCAAGGAGGAGGTGACGCTCCGCCTGGTCCACTCGGCCACGGACGTCGTCTCCTCGTTCGAGACGCTGGGCGAGCGCCTGCCGACCGGGATCACGGACTTGGACCTCCTGCTCCGCGGTGGCCTGGAGTGCCGCGCGCTCGGCGTCGCCCTCGGGGCGACGGGCACGGGCAAGAGCTTCCTGCTGGTGCAGATCGCGGCCGAGGCGCTGCTGTCCGGCCTGGACGTCGCGTACTTCACCCTGGAGCTGCCGGCGCACGTCGTGCGGGCCAGGGTCTACGCGAACCTGACCAACCTGACGGCCGACGAGATCCGCTCCGACGCCGGGGAGGAGGCGGCCCGCCGTCTGCGGGAGATCGCGCCGCGCTCCGGGCGCCTGGTGGTCTCGTACCACACGGCCTGCGCCACGACGCCGGCCGACCTCCGCCAGTGCATGCGCGAGTGGGAGCGAGCCGACGGGTTCCGGCCGCGGGTGCTCGTGTTCGACATGGGCGACCATCTGGTGTCTCGCGTCGGCACGGACCTCCGCAGCTACGACGACATGCGCAAGGTCTACGCCGCGCTCCGGTCCATGGCGATCGAGCGGGACGGATGGGCCTGGACCGCCTCGCACGTCAAGGGCGGCAACAGCGGTAAGAAGCACATCGCCGCCGACGAGGTCTCCGACTCCCAGCACAAGAGCCGCACCGCCGACCTCATGGTCGCCATCACGTCGACCGACGAGGAGCGGAGGGCGGGCCTGGTCAGGTTCACGCTGCCGAAGCGCCGCAACGACGACGCGGCCGGCGTGGCGGGGCCGATGCCGCGCGACGAGGCCCGCGGGCGGATCGCCTTCGTCTCCAGGGGGCTGCCGTGGGGCTGACCTCCACCAGCAGCACGGACGAGTTCCGGCGGCGGTACCCGGCGCTGGGCCGTAGCACGAACCTCGGCCTCCTCGTGGAGGACGAGCCGAACTCGGCGCTCGGCCAGCTCATACGGCACGGACACGTGCGCCTCGTCCCGTTCGGCAAGGTCTCCTTCGACGAGGAGGAGGTCGCGGCCGCCCACGCGGCGGAGCTGCTGCGCCACGACGGCGAGCAGTCCATGGCCGACTTCATCAGGGACTCGATCGGCCACGGGCTGGCCCCGTTCATCGGCCAGAAGCTGTCCCGTTTGGCGGTCAAGTCCATGGCGGACGAGGTGCGCCAGGCGGTCCTCGGCGTGGACGGCGTCGAGGACTGCAACGTGGTCGTCACCAACAACGAGGTCCACGTCCGGGCGAACATCGGCGGGGCCCAGTACGCCGACATAAGGCTGGAGCTGAAGACTTGAGGGCCGCGAGGCACCTGGTCGAGGAGGCGCTCCCGCGTCTCCGGGAGACGCCGTCCGGCTGGCGGCGCGGCCCGTGCCCGGCGTGCGAGGCGGCCGGCCACCGCGACCGCAAGGCGTCCTTCGGGGTGTCGCCGACCGGCTGGTACTCGTGCTTCCGCTGTGGTGTTCGCGGCAGGCTCGACGGCGACGAGTTCGAGCCGTGGGCGCACCGCGAGGCCGCGCCCGCCACGGCCGTGGGCGCGCCTGACGGCTACGAGCCGATCTGGGGCGACGCCTGGGAGGCCGGCTGCTACGCCGAGGCCCGCGCGTACCTCGCGGCCCGCGGCGTCGCGACCAAGGCCTTCGCCCGCGAGCTTGGCGTCGGCGCGGTGCTGGAGGGGCAGTACCACCACCGGGTAGTGGTGCCGGTGCTCGGCGGCGAGGGCGAGTGGCTCGGCTGGGTCGGGCGCGTCTGGCGCCGGGCAGGCGGGGACCGGCCCTACATCTACCCGCCGGGGGAGTGGCGGGCCCGGTCGCTGTACAACCACGCGGCGCTGCGCCAGGAGGCAGACGAGCCGGCGCTGGTGGTGGAGGGCGTGTTCGACGCCATAGCCTGCTGGCCCGACGGCGTGGCCGTCCTCGGCAAGCCGAGCGAGTGGCAGGTGGACGCGCTCGGCGAGGCCCTGCGGCCGGTGGCCGTGGTGCTAGACGGCGACGCGCACAGCGAGGGCTGGGCGCTGGCGCAGCTGCTGCGGTTCCGCGGGCGGCGCGCCGGTGCGGTGCGGCTGCCGCCGGGGGCCGACCCCGACGAGGTGCCGGCCGACTGGCTCAGGGAGGAGGCGAGGCGATGCGTTCAGACGTGATGGAGTTCTCGGGCGTGGAGTGCAGGGCGGAGACGGACAAGGCCATCCTGTGCGTGATCGACGGCGAGGAGCACTGGATCCCCAAGTCGCACGTGGACGACGACAGCGAGGTCTACGCGAAGGGCCACGAGGGGACGCTGATCGTGACTGAGTGGATCGCTAAGCAGAAGGGGCTCGCCTAGTGCCGTCGGGCGCCTGTAACCGGTGCGGCCGCGTCTTCTGGCGGCTCGGACAGCACACGCGGAAGGCATGCGACTGGTCCTGCAAGAACCAGGTGGCCGTGGCTTTGGAGGGGCGGCTCAGGCAGTCCGGCATGCTGCCGGCCGGCATACTGTGGCGACACTGCAACGCGATCGGGGCTGCGGAGAAGCACCCGACGAAGAACGACGGCGTGGAGGTCTACTGGGCCCCAGTCTGGGCTACAGAGCTGTCTGATATCGCCACCCGCTCGGCCGTAGACCCCCAGGCGCTGACCGCTCTGGCCGACGAGGTGGGGCGTCCTAATCCTGGCTGGGCCGACGCGCTGAAGGCCGCGCTGCGCCTGCGGAGGTCGGCTTGACCACAAAGAAGACTTGCCCCGACTGCGGCCTGGGGATGCGCAGCGAGGCGACGCACCTGCCGTCCGAGCGTCACCGGAGGGCGCTCGCCAAGCGCCTGTCGGCCGAGCTGGAGGCCGCCGGCCTGGTGCCGGCGCTGGAGTGCTCGACGTTCGTCCGGCACACGCACGAGGCGCCGAAGGTGGAGGCGCAGACCAGCTCGCGCAAGATCCGGACGAGCTGCTGGACGCGGCCGTGGGTGATAGCGATCGCGCGGCAGTTCCAGATCCCCCCGTCGCGCCGCCGGGCGGCGATCGTGCGCGTGGCCCGGCAGGAGCAGGTCGTCGCCGCCGCGGACGCCGCCATGAGGCTGGAGCCGCCGGACCTGGCGCAGCTGCGGATCATCAACGCCGAGGCCGAGGGCGTCGGCAGGTACTGGATCGACCGCTTCGTCCGCCTTGGCGGGGAGCTGGACAAGATATTCATCGAATCCATGGGGTGCGGGACATGCCTTGGGTAGGGCTGGGGGCGCACATAGCGGAGGAGTTCGCCTCCATGACCGCCGGCCCCACCGCGGTCGGCGAGGCTCTGGACCTCCGGCTCCGGCTTGGGGAGCGGCCGGAGCTGAAGAAGGAGCGCGCCAGGGAGCGCCACAAGCTGACGTACGTGCCGACAGGATGGCGTAGCCGGACGCAGGAAGAACGCGAGCGACGAAACCGTGAGAACACCCAGAGGGCCAGCAAGCGATGGAGAGACAAGAACCGGGAGTACCTGCGCGCGGCTGCCGCGAAGTACAGGGACGCGCACCGGGAGGAGCTGCGTGCTGCTGCGAAGAGGCGCCGTGCGAAGGTAAAAGCGGACCAGGCGGGCAAGATCACATAGGTGAGCTGGTGAGCATCATGCTGGGGTCTCCGTGCGCGGAGCACGGGACCGTGGCTCTGGCGGACTGCATGCCGTGCCTGGAGGCCTCCCAGCGGGCGGCCCAGCGGGCGCTCAGGAGCATCAACTACGCCATACGGGTCCTCGGGCGGAGGTCCGAGGCCTGCGGCGAACCGTGAGAGGAGAATCGACCATGAAGCTGACGTACGACGGGAAGACGTTGACGATCGAGGGCGCGACGGCCGAGGACGCCGTCGCCATCATGCGCGCCATGCAGCCGGCGGCCGAGGCGGCCGCCGAGCCGGCGCCGAAGAAGCCGCGCGCGCCCAAGCCGCCGAGCAAGCCGGAGCCGGCCTCCGCGTCCACCGCGCCGCCCAACCCCGCCGCCGCCGCGACCAACGGCGCGGCCAACGGCAAGCTCCACCACCTGCCGACGCCGGCCGAGCTGCGGGCGAAGAAGGCAGAGGAGGAGGAGGAGGAGGAGCGCCAAGAGGCCACCGCGCCTGTGGAGGACGAGGAGGAGGAGGAGGAGGAGATCGAGTTCAAGTCCGAGGTCGCCAACGGCGACGGCGCCAAGCCGGCCGAGCCGTTCGTGGAGGACCTGGACATTCATCAGGTTGTCGACCAGGCGGCCCGCGTCAAGGGCGGCAAGGAGGCCGTCCCGGAGCCGCTGATGGCGGCCAAGGCCCTAAAGGACGTCATACGCTACCTGTCGGCCGACCGTGGGCTAAGGACGCAAGCCGAGATGCTGGAGGCCTGCGAGAGCTGGCGCGAGTCCGTGCCCGTCCTTGCGCGCATAGACGCCAAGGACTTCAAGCGCCGCGTCAGCGGTGCCGCGGACCTGATGGGCTTCCCGGCGTGATCAGGCTTCCCTTGTACGACCTGCCGGCGCTCGCCGCCGTCGAGCGGGCGGCCCCGATGGAGGTCGACCCGTCGTGCCGTCTCTGCCCGCTCGGCGAGCGCGAGGGCCTGAAGCACCCGTGCGTCCCCCCGGCCGGTATCGACACCGGCAGGCCGGGGCCGACGCTGCTGGTCGTCGGGGAGGGGCCAGGCGTGGAGGAGGACAGGGCTGGCAAGCCGTTTGTCGGCAAGTCCGGCGCCTATCTCCGCGGGCTGCTGCAGCGCCACTGGCCGGCTGGGCGGATCGTCCTGGACAATGGGACGCGCTGCCTGCCGCCGCGAGACGGCAAGGACAAGCTCCTCCCGCAGGCCACGGAGGCCTGCCGTGGCTACCTGCGCGCCACGATCGACGAGGTGCGTCCGGATCGCGTTCTGCTGGTCGGCGCCTGGGCAGCCCGGTCCGTACTCGGCAGGCAGCTGTCGCCCCTGTCGGTCCGCGGCGGCTACGGCTGGCTGTGGAACGACGGCGACCCCGTGCCGTGCTTCCTCGTCATGCACCCGGCGGCCGCCCTGCGCAACCGGGTGGTGGCCCGCTGGTTCGAGGCCGACCTCGTCGAGGCGCTCACTCGGGACGTGCCGGACCATCCGCCCTGGCGGGGAGAGGCGCGCGTCGTCCAGTCGGCGTTGGACGCTGGCGCGGCGGCGCGGGAGCTGGCCCGCGCCCGCTGGGTGGCCCTGGACTGCGAGACGTTCGGGCGCTTCCACGACCCGTGCTTCCGCGTCCTGTCGGTGTCGCTGTGCGCGGCCGGGTCCAGCTCGCCCTGGGTCTGGCCGCTGGCCGCCCTGGAGGACCCGGCCTGCGTCGCCGCGCTGCAGCGCGTGCTGGACGCCGTCGACAACGTGGCGATGAACGGTAAGTACGACGCCCAGGCGCTGAAGGCCGCGTTCGACGTGGACCTGCCGGCCCACGTCATCGACGTGCGGCTGGCCCGGAAGATCGCCGACCCCGACGCCGCCGCCGACCTGGAGACGCAGTCCGAGCTGGTGGGCATGGGCGGGCACAAGGAGGAGAACGCCGCCGCGCTCAAGGACGCGAAGGCCGTACTCGTTGCCTGGTCCTCGGGGAAGGAGGGCGACACCGTCGACGGCCTGATGGCCGAGGCGTGGGTGCGCCGGGCCGAGCAGCGCCAGACCGACGATCGCCGCCTGCTGCGGGAGGAGGGCAAGCCGGTGCCGCGACTCCGCCGCGCCGAGGTGGCCCCGGCCCGCTGGTACGTCGCCCGCCCCGAGTGGTGGACGCCGGAGGTGCGGGCGTCCATCGGCGAGTGGGCCGGTGAGAAGTTCGTCAAGCACCTCCGGTCGGAGGTGTACGCGTACGCCCTGGTCCCCGAGCAGGTCGCGCTGCGCTACGTCGCGCTCGACGCGTTGTCTACCGCGCGGCTCGGCGCCCTGGCCGAGCGGGTCATGGGGCGCGACCCCCGCGTCGCCCTGGTGTGGCGCGAGACCGTGGGGCCCGCGTCCGACACACTGCGGCGCGTGGAGTGGAACGGCATCGCGGTGAACGCCGAGGCCATCGGCGCCTTCGGTGCGTTCCTGGCGCTGCGCATGAGCGACGCGCGGACCGCCCTGGGCAAGTACTCCTCCCCGGACGACAAGAGCTTCTGGGCCGACTCGCCGGCTCGCGTCGGCGACCTCCTGTTCAAGCAGCTCGGGCTGCCCGTCGTCAGCCTGACGGACACCGACCAGCCTTCCACGGACAAGAGCGCGCTCGAGAGCCTGCGCGGGCGGCACCCCGTGGTCGAGTCGCTGCTGGAGTGGAGGCGCCTGACGAAGCTGAAGGGAACCTACGCCGACGGCATGCGCAGGCACATCCAGGCGGACGGGCGGATCCACCCGTCGTTCCTGGTCGACGGCGCCCGCAGCGGGCGGCTGTCGAGCGCGGACCCCAACGCCCAGAACGGGCCGCGCGCCGGGACGCCCGAGGGGAAGATGTTCCGCGACTGCTTCGCGGCGCCGCCCGGCCACGTGCTGGTCGAGGGCGACCTGTCGCAGGCGGAGCTTCGCGTCGCGGCGATGCTGTCCGGCGACGATGTGATGCGTGACGTGCTGGCCTCCGGCGCGGACGTGCACCTGGAGACGGCGCGGTTCATTGCCCCGACGGTCTGGGGCATCAAGCCGGACGCTGTCCTCGACGAGCACCGCAGCAACACGAAGGCGGTCGTGTTCGGGCTCCTCTACGGCAAGACGGACGCCGGGCTGGCGGCGCAGCTGGGCTGCACGCGGCAGGAGGCCGCCGCGGTCCGCGAGGCCGTCCTCGGGCGCTACAGACGCCTGGGCGTCTGGCTGTCGGAGCAGATACGCGAGGCGCACCGGGCCGGGGGCGTCTACACTTGGTGGGCGGGCAACCCGCGGTACCGCTGGCGTCCGCTGCCGGACCTCGGCAGTCAGGAGGACTGGCGCCGGGCGCACGGCGAGAACGCGGCCGTCAACACCCCGATCCAGGGCACCGCCAATGAGTTCTGCCTGGCGTCGCTGGTGGCGCTCGACTCCTGGCTCGGCGGCTCAGGGTTCCCCGCGCGCATCGTGCTGACCGTCCACGACTCCATCCTGTGCGAGTGCCTGGCGGGCCGCGAGGCGGTCCTGATCGACCGGATGGACCGGATCATGACTGGTTGGCCGTCCATGGGCGTGCCGATCAAGGTGGACTTCAAGGTGGGCGACGCGTGGGGGTCGCTGGAAAAGTGGAGCCCAGCGAGTAAAAAGGCGGCCGCCGGGCAAAGATAAGGGGTAAGGCTAAACCAATCGAGCTGACCTAGGCAGGTCGATGGAGGCTCCGGTAGCCGCGCTAACCCCGACGGCTAGAGGCTGCGAAAATATCGGGGAGAGAACGATGCTGACGTGGGATGGCACGGCCGGAAACCATCCATATCGTGGGCCAAAAAACGTGGGAGCGTGAACCGTGGAAGATGAGACTCCAGAACGTGCCGAAGACGTCGACGACTACCTCCGTGACTGCGTGCGGATCGAGCCGATGGCGATCCAGGAGGAGTTCGTCCGCATGCCTGCGGACTACGCTTTCTGGAACGAGCGCTACCGCACGGCCCTGGAGGCGCACCTCCTGGCCGAGGCGGAGCGCGAGCGGGTGTGGGCCGGCCTGTTCATCATCGAGAGCCAGAAGGCCAACCCTGCGACCGGGAAGCCCGCCAGCATCGAGTACGCGAAGGCCGCCGTCGAGGGTAGCAACGCGTACCGGGAGGTCGTGGCGGACGCCATCCGCGCGCAGGCCGAGCGCGAGCGCGTGCGCGGCATCCTGGAGGCGCTCAGGACCAAGCGGGACAGCCTGGTGAGCCTGGGGGCGATGGTGCGGCAGGAGATGCAGCATGACCCGACCGTGAGGACCAAGTTGGACAACGACAGGATCCAGCGCAGCGTGAACGAGCGATAGTGCCCGTGCGTCGAGCGCCCGTGAACTGAACAGCGAACAGGAGGAGCGAGATGGCGATCCAGTGGGACCCCGTGAATCAAGGCGACATGGAGGAGATCACCAAGCAGTTCGGCAAGAGCGAGTTCATGAAGCTCAAGGTCGGCAAGACGCGCCTGCGCGTGGTGCCCGGCCGGGGGCGGAAGACGTTCATGAGCGTGCAACAGCACCGGGTCGAGATCCCGGGCGAGCAGTACGCCCGCCGCTACACCTGCCCCGGCAAGGGCTGCCCCATCTGCGCGCGGGCGGCCGAGCTGTCGCGCAGCGGCAACCCGAAGGACTCCGAGGCGGCCTACCAGCTCCGCGCCACCGTCAAGGTGTTCTGCAACGTGATCGACCGCGCCGACCCCGAGTCCGGCCCGAAGGTCTGGGAGTTCGGCAAGAAGGTGTGGGGACAGGTCGAGTCCATCCTGTCCAACGAGGACGCCGGCGGGGACTTCACCGACCCCAACGACGGCTTCGACCTCATCGTCGACCGCAAGGGCACCGGCAAGAACGACACCGAGTACAAGGTGCTCGCCGCTCGGCAGGCCTCGCCGCTGTCGGAGGACGACGCGGCCGCCGAGGTGTGGATCGACGGCGCGCCCGACCTGTCGCCTTACACGCAGCCGAAGTCCCTGGACGAGATGCGCAGGGCGCTGGGAATCGAAGAGGACGACGACGAGCCGCCGGCCCCTCGGCGGGGGCTCCCGCCGAAGGCCGGCCAGGCCAAGCGGCGCTCCGTCGAGGACGATCTGGACGCGTAAACGGTGCGGAAAGGAGAGCTCACGGGGAAGATGGCTGGCCCTCGTGAAGGCGCGGATAACATGCAGCCTGGCTCGCGCAGAACACTGCCACGAGCAAGACAAGCTGAGAGCCCGCGACGCCGCGCGTTGCGCTAAGACGCGCGCTGGCCCCGAGCGAGATCGGGGTGATGTTTCTACTTTTTACTGGGTGAGGAAAGTGGGGACCACCGTTTCCAAATTTGGGTACCAGCACGTGAGTGTCGGTAAGCACGTAGCTCGTGTGTTGGTGTATCAGGGGATGCAAAGTGTTCGTGGACGAGAAGATGGTAGCGTTTTAATACTGCCTGGCGAAGTGCCGCAGCACGAGATTTGGTGCGCTAAGAACATCTTGAATGCTGTCAAAGTAACAGCGCTGGACGTAAACAAGAAAGCAGTTGAGCAGGCGATGCAACATGGAGCCGACGAGGGACTGGTAGGAAAAATAGACGACTTGGACCCGTGTCGACGGTTTGACTTTGTCAACCTTGATACCTGCAAGTTGGTTACTTCAACGACTGGAATGCACGTTGGCAGGGCCTTTGAGCGCGCAGCAACGGTGTGTACTAGTACGCTCGCAACCTGGTTCTCGTATGGGCATGAGTACCTTCCGGTAGTTCACAATTCAAGGCATCATCGTTTGTACGAGCGCTGGGGAGATCTTTCTGACGTTCCGTCTGGTATTCGGCATCGTTTAACCTACATTTGGAAGTTCGCGCTGGTTAGTGGTCCTGGCTTATTCTCTTCGGCTGTAGAGAAGATGCGTCCAATGGCAGTCTTGTCTTATCCGGGTAATAGGATGCCGATGTTCGTGGTTATATGGTCTACGTGGAACGCGGTTGTGCGTGTCTCGTTTCGTAGGATTAGACGTGGGTCGGCGGCTCGTGAGGAGGTGTTGTCAATGGCTGCTTCTTTGGGTACGGCCCGCGCCAGCAAAATTTTTGGGCTAAAGGCGACGACTATTGCTGCTTGGAGAGCGGTCAAAACGAGGACCCACACTCGATGAGAAGCTTAACGAATAAGCAGCGGGAACAATACAACGCAGTGGCGAGAGAAGCACACAAGAAACGTATGCAGAATGAAGTTTACAGGGCAAGGAGACGCTTGCGCCAACGCCTTTGGCGTTCTTCCAGGCGCAGAGAGCGTGGCGACTTTTGGGAACGTGATAGGGCAGCGGCGCGACGCTACTATAAGAAGAAGAGAAAGGACAAGTTCTACGTCGAAAGAATGAATAGGGATGCTCGGGAGCGATACAACACTGCTTCATATTCGGTTCGCATGAAACTGAAAGAATCTCACCGAACATGGGTGCTTAAAAACAGACAAAAAATGCTTGGCTACCAAGAAGCGGCCTATGAGAGAAGAAAGAAAGACCCAGCATGTTTGATGCTGTCAAGAAAGCGAGCGAAGCTGTGGAAAGAAAACAACAGACAGCGCGCTAAAGAATCGCGTCGAACTTGGGCGGCTCAAAATCGGCACCGTATTAGGGCGCAACAAAGAAGCCGCTATCACGCGCTAAAGAACGACGCGGAGTTCATAGCCAAGCGCAAGAAGTGGAGAAATGCTTACTACAAGAGGATAAAAGCGAAAGACAAATGAAGCTCACGTTCGTAGCTGACGTGCATATCGCAAACCACCGTTGGATGGGCGGCGCCGTCCAGGCCGGCCTGAACGACCGCTGCCGCGAGCACCTGGCCGTTCTTCGCCGCGCGGTCGAGCGCTCAAAGGAACTGGGCTGCCGGGCGCTCTTCGTGCTCGGCGACCTGTTCGACTCCTCCAGGCCCGAGCCGCAGGTGATCGCCGCCGCGCAGGAGGCGCTGCGGGGCGTCGAGGCCTACGTCATCGCGGGCAACCACGACGTGGTGTCGAGCGCCGCCGGGGACCACGCGCTCGGCCCGCTCGACGGCCACGACCTCGTCAAGGTCGTGGAGCGCCCGGAGCTGCTGGAATTCGACGGCCTGTCCGTCCTGTGCGTGCCGTACCAGCCGGGCGATGCCCGGGAGTATGTGTCCAAGGCCTGGAAGAAGCACGTCGGGACGGGGTTCACGCTGCTCCTGACTCACGCGGGAATCCTCGACGACGGGACGCCACCGTGGCTGCGCAACGCGGCGAACGCGCTGCCGCACGACTGGAACCTCGAGGTCGACGCCTGGCTCAGCGGCGACTGGCATAGGCACAAGCGCTGGGGCAAGAACGTCGCGCAGGTCGGCACCCTGGTCCCACACAGCTTCTCGGACGAGGGGCTGGACGGCTACGGCAAGCTGGCGGTCTTCGACACGGAGAAGGGCCTCTCCTTCGAGGAGGTCCCAGGTCCCAGGTTCGTCAAGCTCGCGGCCGGCGACGACCTGCCGCGGGCGCCGCGCGGTTGTCGCCTATACGTCCGCGCCACCGCGGACGCCGACCGCCTGGCAGACGTCCGCGCCCACGGCCTGCAGATGGTCGAGCAGGGTGCGATCGCTGGCTTCGAGGCCGGGCTGGACGAGAAGGAGGTCCAGGCGACGACACGCTCGGCGGTTGGCGCTGCCCGCGCGACGGAGTCCATGGGCGAGGCGCTGGAGGCCTACGTGCGGGAGATGCAGCTGGACCTGGGTATAGACCGTGCCGCGGTGTTGGAGCGCTGCCGGGGGTTCTTGAGATGACTAGCGTTGTGATTATAGGACTGCTGTCTTCGATCGTTGGGCTGTTGGCCACGCTGCTCTTCGAGCGCCGCCGATGATCATAGGACGCCGCATGCTGGTCGTGCCGCTGGACGAGCCGGCCGACCGCGCGTTCGTTGGCATCCTACTCGATAGCGAGACCAGCTATGGCGTCGACCTCAGCTCGAAGATCGTCGTGCGGATCCAGGCGGACGTGCGCAGCCTCATCAGCATGCCCGAGGAGATAGAAGAGGTCGTCCGCGTCGCCCGCGCGTGCGCGGCGCTGAGGGGCCTGTGAGCGGAGACGTTGTCACCTGCCAGAGCGGGCCCATGATGTCTGCGGGCGACTCGTTCGCCTCCTTCAACGTCTGCGGCCGAAGGGTTAACAGCTGGCGCGAGTGCGGCGCCGGCTGCCGGCCGCGCCTGGTTCTCGCCTACTGCGAGGACCACGGCGGGGATGACCGCGCCGCCAAGGAGATGGCGGAGCACGTCGCAAAGGACCACCATGAGGGCGGCGCGTGACGCTGCCGCTGGAGGCCCTCGCCATGGAGCCGGACGAGCGGGCAGCGGTGCGCCTGGCCGGCGGCTTCCGCGTGCTGTGCGCGGACCCGCCATGGCGCTTCTCCGACGCGCTGGGCAAGCGCGGGGCGCAGGCGAACTACCCGACGCTGGGCCTGGACGAGATCTGCACCCTGGAGGTGCCGCCGATGCAGGAGGACTCCTATCTTTTCCTCTGGCGCGTGTCGTCCATGGTGGACGAGGCCTACGACGTGGTAAGCGCCTGGGGCTTCTCGCCCAAGAGCGAGGTCGTCTGGCTGAAGCGGACGAGCGGCGGCCGCCGCCACTTCGGCATGGGGAGGCACGTCCGCGCGGAGCACGAGACGGCCATCCTGGCGACCCGAGGCTCGCCGAGCCCAGCCAACCGGCGCATCCGGTCGACGTTCGAGGCGCCCGTCGGCCGCCACAGCCAGAAGCCGGAGGACTTCTACGACATGGTCGAGCTGCTATCGGACGGGCCGTACTGTGAGATGTTCGCCAGGCGCGCCCGGCCGGGCTGGGCCTGCTGGGGGAACGAGCTGTGAACGTCCGCAAGATCCACATGCGCTACTTCATGTCGCACGCCGACACAGCCGTCGACCTGCCGCCGCGCGGCGTGGTCGTCGTGTCTGGGCCGAACGGCGCCGGCAAGTCGAGCCTCGTCGAGGCGGTGTCCGTCGCGCTGTGGGGGAAGAGCCTGCGTGGTAGCTCCCCCTGGCGCGAGGACGAGGCCGGGGGCGTCAGTGTCCAGACCGACGTTGCCAACGCGGGGCGGACCTGCTCGCCTTCCGGGAGGAAGCAGCTTTCCTGGGCGGCCACGGGGGCGGCGGAGAGGGCCGCGCTCCGCCTGATGGGGGAGCCCCTGACGCGCGGCCGGGACGACGAGTACGAGAACGCCTCCAAGGCGCAGGCCGCGCTGGAGTCCCTGGTCGGGCCGTGGGACGTGTGGCGGCGGACCTCGGTGTTCTCCTCGCAGGACGCCGCCCACTTCACCCAGGCGACCGACGGCGAGCGCAAGCGCCTCCTGGAGGGGATCCTCCAGCTCGACCGCTTCGACGCCGCCCTGGAACGCTGTCGCGTCGAGCTGCGCTCGGCGGAGGTCAACCGCGATCGGGGCGAGTCCGCCGCGCGCGTCGCGGAGGCGCGCCTGGCGGCGGCCCGCGCCGCCGCGTCCAAGGCCGAGGAGGACATCGCCCAGCTTCCACCGTCGTCGGCAATCCCGGCCGACGCGCAGGTCAAGGAGTGCGACGCAGCCCTCAGGGCCTACGACGGCGACGTCCTCGGCCTGAAGCGCCACCTGGCCGAGGCGGAGCGCGCCGGCGCGGACCTTCGCGCCAGGCTCGCCGCCGCGAAGCGCGAGAGGGACCGGCTGGCCGACGGCAAGTGCCCGACCTGCGGGCAGGGCACGGCGGACCTGCACCGCGTGCTGGGGCGCGAGCTCAAGCAACTGGAGCTGCAGGCGAAGGAGGCGGCGGCCTCGTCCGCCGAGGAGCTAGACCGCCTGCGGGCCGACGCCGCCGAGCTGGAGGCGGAGCAGCGCGCCGTCTTCGAGCGCCGCGCCAGGCTG